CTATCGTCCATGCCAGCAGAAGAGTTCGACCGGTTCCGTGCCATGTTCGCTGCAGTCAGAGCAGTAATAGTGGACGAACCTTCCGACCTCCCCGATCCGGGGGGCGACACCGAAGCGGCGCCAGAACGGCCCGCTGCTCGGTCACCAAAAGAGGAACTACAGGCCCGTCGGGCACGGTTCCTGATCGAGCAAGGAGCTCGGAATGCCCCCTGACACAGAAACTCCTAGCACCAACCAGTATCGCAGTCTGCAGGAGATCGAAACCCGGCAGCGGTCCATCCTCGACGAGCTCGCCCGCGTCGACGACATTCAGGAACCGACCGAGCAGGATCTGAACTGGCAGGGCACCCTCATCAAGGAGCATGACGATCTGGATGAGAAGGCGAAGCCGCTGCGTCAGCGGATGGCTGACCTCACCCGGGTCCGGAAGGCCGCAGAAACCCCGGAGAACCGGGAAGAGCCACAGTCGAAGACCGCGTCGATGCGTGGCAGCACCGGCCCCGAATTCCGTCAGCGTCAAGACCCCTTCGAAGACCTCCATCGGGTCGACAAGAACCTCGTTCCCTCGGACGAATTGCATGGTCGGGCCACCAGCGTGATCGACGCCGATAACCGGCGCCGGGCTTGGCAGCTTCCCGACGACAAGGCACAGGCCGCCTACAAGCGGGCGGAGGAAGATCCGCATGTCGCCCGCCACATCCTGCTGACCGGCAGCGAGGAATATCGGGCTGCGTTCCGCGCCTACCTCGCCGACCCAGCCGGCGCTGAATATCACCTGCGTGCCATTCAGCTCGGCAACGCATCAGGCGGCTATCTGCTGCCCTACGTGCTTGACCCGACCATCGTCCTGACAAACTCCGCATCTGCTAATCCGTACCGCAGAATATCCCGAATCGTACAAACAACGTCAAACGCCTGGCAAGGTGTGAACAGCGCGGGCGTCAACGCTGCGCTGGTCGCTGAAGGCGCAACCGCCGCCGATGCTGCACCGTCCGACTTCGCACAGATCCAGGTCGTACCGAAGAAGTTCGCCGCGTGGGTCCTCGCAACGTATGAGGCCGCCGACGACACCAACTTCGGTGAGCAGCTACCGGGCCTGTTCGGCGACGCGAAAGACCGCATCGAATCGCAGTACTTCGCTACCGGGTCAGGCACCAACGCACCGCTCGGTGTCATCCCCGCTCTGGCAGCGGGTTCCCGGGTCGCCCCAGCCGTCACCGGCACCGCGTTCGGCGGCACCGGCTCCGTCATCGACGTCTACAACCTGCAGGCCGCTTTGCCGCCCCGGTTCCGGGCCTCCAACTCGGCCGCCTGGGTCGGGAACCTTGTTCAACTGAACAAGGTTCGCGCGATGGACGTCTACGGCGGTGGTTCGTTCTGGGCCAACCTCACCAGCAACACCCCCGCGTCGCTGCTCGGCCAGCCGATCTACGAAGGGTCCGATTTCCCCGCAACCACAACTGGCACGTCGGCCGCGTCCGGTACGGCGTCAACCACGTTGGTGTTCGCCGACTGGAATAACTTCATCATCGCCGACCGCGTAGGTGTGTCGATGCTGTACGACCCGATGATTAAAGGCACCGGCGCTGCTGCGCAGCTGCCCGCTGGTGAAGCGGGTTGGTACATGTTCTGGCGCACCGGGTCCACGACCGGAACGACTGCCGCGTTCCGTTACCTCACCATCAGCTAGGAGGCCACCGTGGGTGATTTGGACGAGTTGGAAGGTCACGACCCAGCAGCTGAAGAGGAGTTAGTAGCAAAGGCTGACAAGGCCGAAGCCAAGGCTGACAAGGCTGAGGCCGCTGAGGAGAAGAAGTCGCCGCCTGCCTCGCACAGCAGCGAAAGCAAGTCGCACCACTAACTAACCCCTACTAGGCCGGAAACCCCGGGCAGTTCCCATGCTGTCCGGGGTTTCCTCATGGGAGGCCACCATGCAAGACACGAAGAAACCGGAGAAGTACGCGTTGCTGCAGCCGATCTCTGACCGCATCATCGATAACCAAGAGGTCATGACGGTTATCCGTGAGTCGACGGTTATTCGGTGGCACGAAATCATCGCAGCAGAGGGCTGGAATGTAGTCGCCGAACCAGTCGTCCGCAGCGAGGCCAACATCGGTTACGGCTGGCCGCTCTACGACGGCGATGAGCCGATCCTCGGTGACGACGGGGAACAGCTCACCGACCACACGAAGGAAATCCTCAGCGTTATCGGCTGGGTGACGCGGTGATGCATCCGCTCAACATCGCGCGTATCGCTGTCCGGGATCACGGTGCGATACAAAAACCCGCCGAGCTGGCCGGGTTCCTCGCGTTAGTTATGGACCTGGACCCGCTCGAGTTGATCGTGGAGATCGGCTCATTCGACGGGGGCACCCTGTGGGCGTGGCAGCAGATCTGCCCCACGGT